GATAGGTGATTATGCCGTCGCGGTCCACGTGCCGTTGGCATATTCGGCGACGACGTTGAACCCCGGTCCGATGTCCGCGATCAGGTCGTCGGGCATCTGTGACAGGTAGATCTTAGGTGCGGGCTTAAAGAATGCTTGCGCGAGGTCTTTTGCTGTTTTCAGGTCTGTTGTTTCCAGTTTGATCCACGTGTTGTGCCTACTGGTTTTTGCATAATATTTTTTGTTAGCCATAGTTAATTTCTCCTCTCTCGACTTCTTCGATCATTTTATCAACTTCGTTTTGTTCATGTTCCAATTTTTCTTTTAGCCGCTCGTGTGAGGGGCCGTGGGTTTCGTTGTAATCGCGTTCTAGCTCTGCGATGTCTACTGGGTCGCGTCCCATGGTTTTCTCCTTATTTACTGAAGATTCTCTTTTTCTACCACAACGGTATTGCACCCACAGTGGTTGCACCAAACTTCACCGTTTTCGATGTTTACAATGTCGTCGTCGATCCACTGGTCATTTTTACCGCACTTGACACAATGTAGGTGCCGGTAATCCTCCAGATTGAATTCCTCTGGTTCTTCCGCGTATACCCGGTCCACGGTCAGGGCAAAGCAAGACACTAGGCTTGCGGGGGAAATTTCAGCGTCTTTGGCTGAAATAGCCACGACGGTCGCTAAACCCTCAAGGACTTCGATCAACGGCAGATCGCCGTCTATTTGGCGCATTGCGTTCATAATCGAGTCAAATACTTCTTCATTGTGAATTACATTTTTCATAGTTCGATCTCTCCTCTGATCCACGCTTGGATCTTTTCTTCGTCGGCCAACGGGTCGTAGTCCCGGACCATGATATAAAAAATTCGGGCATTGCGCTGATAGCTATCATCCTCTGGATGAAGCTCTGAGGCGCGGGCCGCGGCTTCTGATTTGGTAGCAAAGCGTTTCTTATCGGGGTCCTGCAGGACAAGCCATTGCTTCATGGTTTCCTCCACACGCGGTAATCCCCGTCTGGCAAACTGCGATAAAGGCAGGAACAGCCCCTGTCCCGCAGGGCGCGGGTCAAGGTTTCTGCTTGCTCTTTGCGGGAGACTTTTACTGAGTCCCCCGGTTTCATCTTCTGGGCAAGCTCTGTCCAGTATCCCCAGTTCTTTCGAGGTTCTTCTATTTTTTCGGAGATAGGTATTCCGCTTTCAATTTTATGCATTAGAAATACCCTACCAATAGATATGTCCCGAGGATAACCATGACGATTTGAACCGCCACGGCTATACCGGTTTCTTTGTCCGGAATTTCTGGGGACAAGATGTTAGACAAAAAACCCAATAGAAAAAGCATAGTGCTGATTAGCAGGTAACTAAAAAGGATCATGCCTTCATATCCTCAATTGTTTTTAGCATTATGTCCCTAGACTCTTTGAGAGCTTCTCTTTCGCACTCGTAGACCAATATCATCAGGTCGGTGATGATGTCGGATATCTTTGTTTCGGGCTTAGACAGACCTGTGAGGATCTCACAGATACGTTGTTTGAGTATTTTTTCTTTATCTTTATGCATGAGTCTCTCCTCTCATAAAATGTGTGTATTTGGTTGGAAAAAAAGCCCCCTGTGACGGGGGCAATCAAACCAACTACAAAAGGAAAATACTGACTGCGCTTTGGAGATAGTCAGTAATTGTGATACTGAACCCAAAAAAAGGTGTTGTCAACAACAAATTCACATAGAAATTAAATAATCTTTGTGGTAATTTTCCCCTCTTTTCATCAATTAGGAATAAACATGGCAGGACGGCCCCCCAAATACCCCCACGAATTAGTCGAAGAAATACGGTATCAGCGTACAATACAGAAACGATCCTTAAAGTGGTTGGCGAAAAAATATGACATCCCAATTGACACCATTCGCGACTGGCTGTACAGGGGACGGCGCAAAGATGTTTGAATGCACTAAGTGCAGTTTCTTTTTTGAGCTACACCCAATTGTAGAAAACGCTCTGGCCGGGGAACATGGGACGTTAGTCTGTGCCGTATGCCCCGATTGTGTGCTGGATTTAAATTACGACGGTTCCTTCTACGACGGAACCTTCATGGATTATCCGCAATGATTGAAACGCTACTTTGTCTTGCTTTAAATATTTACTTTGAGGCCCGCGATCAGGAGCCTATCGGGCAGATTGCCGTGGCTCAAGTGGTTTTAAATCGCGTGGAATCGGAAGATTATCCCGATGAACCGTGTGCCGTGGTAAAAGAAGGCCCAACCTATAGTTGGGCACCGGAATTTCCAGTTCGCCACCGATGCCAATATTCATGGTATTGCGATGGACTAAGTGACGATCCTAAAAATCGCCAAGCGTGGGGGTTAGCTTTGATAAACGCTGTAGTAGCTAAATATACACCCGATGTGACGGGCGGGGCTACTCACTACCACGCTTTTTACGTTTCGCCTTCTTGGGCGGATCAACTGGAGCTAACAGCTGAGATCGGAGATCATCGATTTTACCGGAAAGGTCCTGAAGCAAGTGGTTTAGTTCTTGAATATCCTGCAGAACTTTTTCCGCCTCAATACCTGACAATTCAAGAGTAATCTTCGTCATACGGAATAAATCGGTTCTTCGTCCGAATCTTCTTCACCGTTACTGATTTGCTGACGGTACTTCTCAAGCTCTTCCTGCAGGTATCTCTGGTCTTTTGACGACAAATTAGAGTTCTTCCATGACTCAAAAATGACGCGCAGTTGGCCGCTGATCGTGCGCCCCTCAACGTGGCTAATCACGACTATGTTCTCGTACACGTCCCGCGGGAGCAGGACGCTTTTCCATTTATTTGTGTCCATCCATGTCACCTCAAAATGTATCGCATAAGATTATATATCTTGGTCAATTTCAACGCAATCTCCCCACGTAGGCCCGATCTCGATATCGCACCGATTTGGCACGATTAAGGGCACGGCGTTAACCATGACTTCCGCGAGCCGTCGGGCGTGGTCTTCGTCTTTCACAGAAAACGCCAGTTCATCGTGGATCTGAAGCATAGGGATTTCTCCCATTTCCAGAAGGTCTACCATAGCCTGCTTTGTCATGTCTGCGGCACTGGCTTGGATCAGCCGATTCAGAGCTCGGTATGTGTAGGCGCGTCTTAATTTCGTCGTAGGCCCGTAGAAGCTCAGAGCGTCGTCTAGAGGCATTGCTTTGTTCATACCAAAGGAATCGGGTTCCCACATATCAAAACGGCATTTACGGCCTTTTAGGGACCTTATAGAGCCTTTTGAGCGGGGGTTATCTAGATGATTCTGCACTCCCTGCATCAATTGCTTCACAAACGGCACTCGCTCGTGGTACTGGCGGGTCAATTCCTTGGCTTCGTCGAGAGAGATGTCCAGTTGCCCGGAGAGCTTGTTTACGCCCATACCGTACATCATGGCGAGATTAATCACTTTCGCCTGTTTACGGGGGATACCCGCCATCTCAGCCACCATGCTGTGGAAATCCATCTTCGGATCGTCGTTGTAGGCGTTGACGAAGTTCGTAACGCTTGGCGTGTCAATCTTGCGATATTGGCTAAACGCATGAGCATAGTGGGTCAAGATCCGTGGTTCCTGTTGCGAGAAGTCTATTGCCGCCCACTGCGTATCTTCCTCTGGCAGGAATAATCGGCGAATCATGGGGCCTAGCACCGGGTCGCGGGCCGGGATCTGCTGAAGGTTGGGGTTGTTCATCGAGAATCTGCCGGAGACGGTGCCGCCGTCGTCAGAGCGCACTTGATTGATGTGGCTATGGACACGGCCATCTTTAGAGACAAACTTCAATATCGAATCGATAAACGTGGCTTGCATCTTATTTAGGTTGCGAGCTTCGACGATCAGCTGTGGGAGCTTGTGTGGATGGTTGGCCAGAAACAGTTTTGTAAAGCTAGGTGCGCCTTTTTCGGTGCGCTCAAACTCTAATCCTGCAGAATCAAATGCTTTGGCTATACTGGCCGCCGCCCAGATCTCCACGTCGAATCCGGCGATCTTCTTGATCTCGCGCTTTACTTCTTTTTCGCGCTTTATCAGTTCCTGCTTGGTCCGTTCGGCGTGGTCCAAGTCCACACGGATTCCGCGCCATGTCATTTCTACTAGCCCGGGCAGTAACGCTGTTTCCATCCGCCAGATGTCCCACAGATCCTCTTGATTCAGTAGGGTCTTCTGGTGTGCCCAAAGCTCTAGTGTTATCTCGGCATCAACTTCGGCGTAAGGGCCGACGTACATGGCCGGTAGTTTCCACATCTCTCCCTTGGGATCGACTCCAAACTCTTGTGCGGCTTCGGTCAGGGTCTTCTCTGATTTAGTTTTGCCCAAACAGTCATAGCAGATAGCGTTCAGGCTATAGGAGAACCTGTTTTCGTCTAGTAGAGACGCGGTGAGCATCGTGTCGATTATGCGGCCTTTTACCTCAAAGCCCATTGCTCGTATCCATCCGAGGTCATACTGGGCGTTATGCATGATCTTATCTGCAGGACACTCGAAGACTTTCTTGAGGAATTTGTTTATTACGCGGCTATCTAGATTACCTCCGCCGACGTGACCCACAGGAAAATAACCCTTCCATCCGGGCACAGCAATAGCGTAGCCCACGACTTCGCCGTTCTTGGTAGGCCAACCGGGACCGTTAGCTTTCAGGTCCGGATCGCGTGTCTCAACGTCTATGGCTATTTCTTTTGCATCTAAAATCGCTTCTGGAAAAGGATGCTCTGGGGGTAACCAATCAGATTTTGGCGGAAACATCGCCATTTGTAGCTTTCCTGTTTTGCCCTTCATTTCCAAACCCTCTCTCTGCCTATTGCTTTTATGAAGTTTTTACACTCGCAGTACCAACCTTGTCGCACGTTAGTCTGCGGATTGATTACTTCTTTTGCTGTTTTTTCGCACTTTTCGCATTTTTTATAATGCAAGCTGTCGCCATCTACTTTTATTTTCATAATGGGTATGCCCTTTGGTAATCTTCGGGATCGACTATGAATAGCCGTTCTCTGGTCCGCGTAACCCCAACATAAAACACACGGTGCAGATCATCGCTGTGAGTCTGCAGGGCCGCGGCAGTTAGATCGGTAAATAAAACCACGTTGTCCGCCTCACCGCCTTTTGTGCCGTGGATCGTGGACAGTTTTATTCTGGGTAATGCGTTGAATTTTTCGCCTTTTCTAAGCAAAGCTTTTACATAAACGATGTCTTGATCGGGTATCAGGTCTAGTGCCTCATACCAAACAAGGTCCTTGTCTACTAATAATCCGTGATGTTCTCTTAATTCTTCGAGGGTAAACGTATCGTTACTATCGCCTTTTATCTTTTTCATGCCCCGGGCGATGTGCTTATTGTTGCCGCTCATAAGGCTGTACATCTTATCTGCGGTCTTTTTGTCGATAGCTCGGCCTTTTCTCAGGGCCTCCCAACCGTTCACCCCTAAAGACAATCGCTCAGAGATGGACCGTTGGCCGTTGCGCTCGAACAGATAGCCTAGATTCTTGAGCTCGTTGGCCAGTGGCGTGAGCATATAGTTAGCTTGAGCCATAATTAGCCAACTCCCTGTATCCATGTCTAGCTCTCGGATTTCGTTGATTCTGGACACCGAACCTCTTTCTTCGCGGGGCTTGTATGTCTTTGGAAACCTACGTTTTATGCGGCGTACAATGCTTTCAGCTAGTCCGTGGACACTGGCCGGGATTCG